ATCTAAGACAGAAGTTAAAGAACAGTTATCTGAGATTGATACAATAAGAAAAGAATTTGATAACTTTAGGTCACTTGTTGCTCAACAAATTGCAAGTAATAAAATGTCTGGTGCTGGAAGTGGTGAGGTAAGATTAGAGTTTTTAGATGATGTTAACAGAGATTCCGTAAAGGTTAATAACAAATATTTAAAATATAATTCTAGTACTGGTAAGTTCGTAGGTTCAGACCCTAATTTAGAATTAGATACAGCCCTTCCTTATAGTGCTGATACTCAAGAAATTACAGTAACAGTTGCAAGTAAAGATAGTTCTCACCCATATTATGGAACAGGAAGTTCAAATGGTTATAAAATTGATGATGTGTTTTCTCCATATCTTCAGATGATTCCATTAAACACATACAAATTTGACCAATCAGATTCAAGTAACTCTGGACACCCATTAAGATTTTATTACGAAGCAGATAAATCAACTGCATACACAACTGGTGTAACAACAAGTGGAACTCCAGGCTCGTCTGGTGCGTACACACAAATCATACCAACTGACAGTACCCCATCTGTTTTATTTTATCAATGTTCAAGTCATGCACATATGGGTTGGGGGGTATTTTTAAATACTAGAAACTTTACAGGACTTACCACAGATGATTTGACAGAAGGTTCATCAAACAAATTTGCATCATCTGAGTCAGTTCAAGATATCGTTGGTGCAATGGTTTCAAGCAATACTGAAACAGATATCAATGTTACCTATGATGATAGTGATGGTACATTAGATTTTGTTATTAATGGTATAAGTGGAAATGCAGCCACTGCTACTGCACTTGCAACAGCAAGAACAATTCATGGAGTTTCCTTTGACGGTACTGCGAACATAGATTTAACTGAGGTTATTGAAGATACAGTTGGTGCTATGGTAAGTGGTAATACTGAAACAGGTATTACAGTTACCTATCAAGATGGAGATGGTACTTATGATTTCGCACTTGCAGCTGCACAGACAACTATTACATCTTTACTTGCAACAGATATAAAGATTGGTGAAGATGACGAAACTAAGATTGATTTTGAAACTGCTGACGAGATACATTTCTATGCTGCAAATGCACATCAAGTAAAAATTGTAGATGGTGCGATTGTTCCAGCAACGGATAATGATATTGATTTAGGCACAAGTGGTGTTGAATTTAAGAACGCATTTTTTGATGGCACAGTAACAAGTGATGCGTTTGCAGGGCCATTGACTGGAGATGTTACTGGTAATGCAGATACGGCAACTGCACTTGCGACTGCAAGAAATATTGGTGGTGTTTCTTTTGATGGTACTTCAGATGTGAATTTGCCTGGCGTAAATACTGCTGGTGACCAAAATACTACAGGTAATGCAGCCACAGCAACTTCTGCAACTGCATCCGATACAGTTAAGACAGTAACAGACGGAACAAATGCAAACTTCTTCTTGACATTTGTATCAGATAATAATGGTAGTGCAACAGCAGAAGCAATAAAGACAGATGCTGGTCTTCAGTATAATCCAAGTACAGATACTCTATCTGTTACAAACATTACTGCAACGATTGATGGAGTTTCATCTGCGATAAATGTTGCAGACGAGTCCTCAGATACAACTTGTTTCCCAGTATTTGTAACAAGTGCGAGTGGTAATTTAGCTGCAAAGAGTGGAACTAATCTATCATTTAACTCATCATCTGGTGCATTAACTGCTACATCATTTACAGATGAAAATGGAAATGCAATGACAACAGCTGCATCTGCGTTGTCAGATGCGACTGCAATATCGGTTGCACTAGGTTAATTTATTATAAATAGTAGTAAAAAGGAAGTAATATGGCAGTTCCAAATACAAAAGCAACATTAAAGAGTTATTGTTTAAGAGCATTAGGTTTTGGTGTTATTGATATTAACGTATCAGATGACCAAGTAGATGATAGACTTGATGAAGCACTACAATATTTTGCACAATACCACTATGATGGTATAGAAAAAATGTATCTTAAATATAAGATTACAGCAGACGATATTACAAGGGCAACAACAAACGAAACAACATCTGCAACAGACACAGTAGATAGTTCTGTAAGTGCAAGTTTTGAAGAAGGTAAGAATTATATTCCTATGCCTTCTGCTGTTGTTTCTGTAATACAAATTTTCCCCTTTGATGATTCTTCAACAAACAATATGTTTGACATAAGATATCAATTAAGACTAAATGATTTGTATGATTTTAGTTCTACTTCTGTTATACAATATCAAATGACTATGCAACAATTAGACCACCTATCTCATGTATTGGTGGGTGAAGTTCCTATTCGTTTTAATCAACATCAAAATCGTTTATACTTAGATATGGACTGGAGTAATGATGTAACTGCTGATGATTATCTTATCATAGAATGTTATAGAAAAATAGACCCAGCTTCATACACAGATATCTTTGATGACATTTATTTAAAAAGATATGCAACAGCTCTTATCAAACAACAATGGGGTGCAAACCTTTCTAAGTTTGGTGGAGTTGCAATGTTAGGTGGTGTTACCATGAATGGTGAAACTATCTACTCACAAGCAATAGAGGAAATACAAAGACTAGAGGAACAGATACAACTATCTTTTGAAACTCCAATAGATTACATGATAGGATAACCAATGGCTGTAAACAAAGCATTTCATACGAGTAATCTAACCTCAATCGCAACTGAACGAAGTTTATATCAAAACTTAATTAAAGAAGCAATTCAGATATACGGACATGATGTTTATTATATGGATAGACAATCCGTAAACGAAGATACTTTGTTTGGTGAGGATACTACAAATCAATTCAACACACAACACCCAATCGAGATGTATGTTGAAGATGGTGAGGGGTATGCAGGCGATAAAGAGATAATGACTCAGTTCGGTTTAGAGAATCGTAATGAGATTACCTTTGTGGTTTCCAAAGAAAGATTTCAAGAATTAGATAGACAAGTTCAAATAGAGTCTGGTACGGATACAACTGGTGGTAGTATATTGTTAGAAACTGGAACAATAGACCAGTCTGAAGACTCATCTATTTTATCTACCGTAAGTGGTGATAATAATTTTTACATCATACAGGATACTGCAGCTACAAATTCAGACAGACCATTAGAGGGTGATTTAGTTTATCACCCAGTATTAACAAAAGTTTTTGAAGTAAGTTTTGTAGACCATGATGAACCATTTCATCAATTAGATAATAACCCAGTCTATAAATTAAGATGTAAACAATACGAATATAGTCAAGAGGTTATTGATACTGGTATTGCTGAGATAGATGCAATAGAAGATGATTTAAGTACCGATACCTCAGAACATCAATTTACACTAGAACAATCAACAACTCAGAATGAAAACATCAGACTTGAGTATAGAACTCAAGAAGATGGATTATTACTTGAAGAAACAGATGGTGATAATATTATAGCTGAAGATGACGATAGTTCTGTGGGTACAAATATTCTTCTTGAAAATGCAGCAGATAGTGGTGATGATGCATACTTAGTTCAAGAGGACTATATAGTAGGAGATATGAGTACAGATAAAACTTCTCAAAATGAATTATTTGATTCATTAGATGATGATATATTAGACTTCTCGGAAAGTAATCCGTTTGGTGATGCTGGAGGCACATAATGTTAGGACAACAATTTTATCACGAAACAATGCGAAAGATAGTTGTTTCATTTGGAACACTATTCAATAACATTCAAATAGTAAGAAAAAATAGTAGTGGGACTATAACCCAATCTATGAAAGTACCACTTGCATACGGGCCACAACAAAAGTTCCTTGCAAGATTAAACAATGACCCTGCTCTTGGAGCAAAGGTTGCAGTTACATTACCACGATTAGGTTTTGAGATGACAGGGATTACATATGACCCTACAAGAAAATTAAATCGTGTACAAAAATTTAGAAAAGTAAAAGAATCATCTGATGACGCAAATAAATTAGATACACAATATATGCCAGTACCATATAATATAGAGTTCACATTATATGCAATGGCAAAGAACTCAGATGACGCACTACAGATTGTAGAACAGATACTTCCATACTTTCAACCAGACTATACATTGACAGTTAATGATATGGCTGACATGGGTATCAAAAGAGATGTCCCTATTATATTAAATAGTGTAAGTTATGAGGATAATTATCAAGGTGACTTTACAGAAAGACGTGCAATCATATACACATTAGGGTTTACTGCAAAATTTTATCTATATGGGCCTGTTACTTCAGCAGGTGTTATTAAGACTGTTCAAGTTGACCAATATACAGACTTACCAGACCAATCACCTAGACGTGAACAAAGATATACTGTTACACCATCTCCAGCAACTGCTGATGCAGATGATGACTTTGGATTTAACGAAACAACATCTTTCTTCCAAGATGCTAAACAACGCAATGTAACAAGTGGAAGTGATGAGTAGTGAAAGACTCTACTGATATTATTAATGAAACTTTAGGTGTTGTTGAAGAAGTTACGAAACCAGTTGTCAAAAAAGAACCAGCAATAGTTCCTGTGGGTGATGACGATATTGACAAAGACTATGCGTATCAAAGACAAAACTTCTACAGTCTTATAGAACGAGGTCAAGATGCAATAGATGGTATTCTAGATATTGCAAGAGAAAGTGAACACCCAAGAACCTATGAGGTAGCTGGACAACTAATCAAATCAGTTGCAGAGGTTACAGAGAAACTTGGTGACCTACAAGAGAAAATGAAGAAACTAAAAGACGTTCCTAACAACGCACCAAAGAATGTAACCAATGCGTTATTCGTAGGTTCAACTGCTGAATTACAAAAGATGTTAAAAGGAAAGAAAGATGCTTGACGAACAAACCATGCAAATAACAGACTTTCTATTGCCGTGGATTGGAATACTTATTAGTTTAATTATTGCAATCTGGGTAAAAGATATGGCTACTGGTATGGCAAAAGGTTTGAAGTTTAAGATGAATAAAGCATTTAATGCAGGCGACCATGTGATACTAGATGGTGCAGACGCAATAATCGTAAGTATTGGAATGTCTGAAACGGTTTTTGGTATATACTCTGAAAAAGGATATCTTTGGAGATTTGTACCAAACGAAAGAATTGCAATGTTGAAACTTGAGAAGGTTATAAAGAATGATGTGCATCTAGACACAGATAAAGAAAAAGCAGAAAAACTTCAAGCTCTTATTGACAGTAATCAAAATAAACATATTATCAAAAACCGTCAAGAAATAGAGAAGTTGAAAGATGGAAAATAATCAACAATATCTAGGTAATCCAAACCTAAAGAAAGCAAACATATCTCAGGAGTGGACAAAAGACCAACTCTCTGAGTATGCAAAGTGTATGGAAAACCCACAGTATTTCATAGAAAACTATGTAAGAATTGTTTCTCTTGATGAAGGTCTTATACCTTTTAAGATGTATGACTTTCAAAAAGAAATGGTAGGTACATTTCATAATAATCGTTTTACTATTTGTAAACTTCCTAGACAGT